GGACACAAGCTAATTCAATCCAAGACGATGTTAACTTCTTATCATACAGTGGATCAATTGTTTCTGATTTATCTTATGCAAGAACTGGAACATTATCTCATACAGTAGTAAATGATACAACTATAATAACAGCAGAAACTCCAACAGGTGGAACTGATATTCAATTACAATTTGTAAATTCAAATGCAACTAAAGATGCAATTTGGACAGCAATGAGTGGTATGAGAGCAAATACTTCTACATTAGTAGGATCATTTATATTAGATGAAGTAAGTGGAGAATGGGTACCAGTAGTATCAGTACAAACAGTAGGTGATACTGTTACTATATTATTATCTGGTGCAGGAAACACTCAATTGGCAGATTTTCCAACAGGAGCTGCTGCGAGTTATACTTATATGGATGAAGCAGACTTTGGATTTGTAAGAAATACAGAAGTAAACGGTGGAGCTGCTGGAATTATTGGTTCTTATGGATCAACATTACAGGCTCAATTCGCTAACGGTACTTTAACTGACGGTGATGAAGCAGTATATAAAGATGCATTAGGAACGTATACTTCATACTTAGCAATGAATGCTATAGACTTTGGATATATTATTGATGGTGCTGGCGAAACTAAAACAAGTGGTGCAACACCAACAAAGAGAGCAATTTCTGATCCAGCATTTTATTTACCAGCTGTAAGTATTACTCCTTACCAGGAAGATTCATATACAAACCTAACACTACAGTCTGAATTTACAATTGATGGAAATGGGGTATATGTAAAATCTGATAGTACTGCGTTAAATCCATTATATTGGCCAGTAAATACATTAGGTGTACAAACACTGAAAGGTGCTCTTAATTTAACTGTAGATATTATTGGTGATTCATTAAATGAACCATCACTTAAACCAAATGAAATTCTTATAGCAACAACTTCACCAGAAGCTGCTGATATAGTTGTAGGAAATTATATGGTACATAATGAAGGTGGAGTAAATGGACCGTCAAGATTAACAAGAATTAATATTGTTGAAGGTGGACTAACGCCATCGGAATATGCAATTATTCCAGCAGGAACAACTGCAATGAAAGTAACATGCCAATCTGAGGTTAGTGTAACTACACAAGGTGCATCTACAAAAACTATAGAGGTTTATTATCCAATTGATTCTTGGGTAGATTACCTTAATGTATTTGAATTACCTGGATTTGCATTAGATGCAGATAAACATGTACCTAATGGAACAAATTCTAGACAGAATAAATGTTTAAGTCCAATCTTAGGTGGAACAAATTTATATAAAGCTTTAATTGATAGAGAAACAATTAACTTCCGTTATGTAGTAGATACTTATGGAAATGGAATAGAAGCAAACTGTAAAGCTATCTATACTAATTTATGTATGGCTAGAAAAAATGCGTTTGCAATTGTTAATTCTCCATCGGCTAAAGACTTTAAGAAAAGTCCAAACCCAAGCTTTACAGATGCAACTGGGGGATTATCCTCTAAGTTTATATCTGAAGGTGGAAATCTTGCATTGAATCCAACTGTTAGATTCTCATTACCATCTGCAACAAGCGGTGGATCGTTTGGAGGATATTATTATCCATTCTTAACTGTTAGAGATTTAGGAAAGAATATAAGTGTACCACCTGCTGCGTATGTATCTAATAACTATATACTTAAATATGAAAACGCATTGCCTTGGTCAATTGTGGCTGGTGTAAGACGTGGAGTAATAGGCGGAAATGGAGTTGTAGGATTAGAACTTAACTTAGATCAAGAAGATCGTTTCTTCCTAGAGCCATTCGGAATCAATCCAATTGTATTCCAAAGTGGAACAGGTCCAACTATCTTTGCAAATAAAACTGCACAGCAAGTTCCAAAATCTGCTTTAAGTTCAATTAATGTTAGAGAGGTTGTAATTTACATCCAAGATGGTATTGAAGCAATTCTTAAAAACTACTTATTTGAATTTAATACAGCTCAAACGAGATTAGAAATTAAAACATTAGCTGACAACTTCTTAGCAACTGTTCAAAATGATGATGGTGTTTATGATTATAGAAATATAATGGATGAAACTAATAATACACCAGAAGTTATTGATCAAAATGTAGGTATCCTAGATACATATATTGAACCAGTAAGAGGAATGGAAATTCTTGTACAAAGAACAACTATTTTAAGAACTGGAGCAATTAGTACAGGAAACTTCCAATAAGAAGATAAAGAAGACGAATATATAAAAAAACAAATAAAATATGCCACTACCACATTATACCCAATCAAGGGCCAGTAGCCAAAGGTACGAACCTATTCAGCCTAACCTATTTGAGGTGACTGTATTTTCACCATTAGGGGATGATACGGGTTTAATCTTAGAGCAAGTAAAATCAATCGGAGGATTAAATAACTTAAATCCATCCATTGATGCTATAAATCAAAAATATAAGTTTGCTGATAGATCTTATGCAGGTATGCCAGGTCAAACGTTTGTTGATTTAACTCTTAACTTCAGTCTTAACTTGAATGAAGCTAATGAAAACTATATTTATAATACTTTCCGCAATTGGAATAATTTAATCTATGATCCATTAACTGGTGAAATGGGGTTAAAGAAAGATTATGTAGGAAGTATGATTGTAGTTCAATATAACAGAGCAGGTGATATTTTCAGAAAGATTACATTTAAAGATGTATTCCCAACTGGGCAACCTGATTTTGTAGATGAATTAAATTATGAAACTCAAGATGCAGCTGAATTAACAATGACATATCGTTGTGATCACTGGGTTGAGGAGAACGTAGGAGCATAAATTTTAAATATTAAACTGGGAATACTTTAATATTCCCAGTTTTTTTGCCTTCTCTCTAATATATAATATAAAATATATAATATAGAAATGATAATCTATAAATTACAACAGAACAAAACAAATAAAGTTTATGTAGGATATTCAGTAAATGATAATCCAAATAACTATGGAACTGGAAAATATATTAAAAGAGCAGTTAAAGATTTTGGTACTAAAGCTTTTAATAGAGAAGTATTAGATGTCTTCGATAATGATGAATCTTTAAGTGATGTTTTAAAAAGAGTTGAATATTGGATTAGTAAATTTAAATCTGATAATCCTAAGTATGGATTTAATGAAACTGTACAAGAACTTATTCCACAAAAGAAAAGACTTACCAAAAAATTACAGGTTTTATTAACACCTGAAGATGAGGATAGTTTAAATACAATAATTATACAAAAATCAATGGAGACTGGTGCAAAACCTGTAGCTATTTCTAGATATGTTAGACAGTTAATAGTAGAACATATTGTTGATGAAAATAAAATTGAAAAACAATTAATAAAAAACAATTAAAAATGTCAAAAGAGCACGAAGAAAATATTAAGAAAGAATTTGCTGCTGCTGAAGGTATTGCAGTAGAAGCTACAGAGACTCCTAAAGAAGTAGTTAAGGAATTAGGAAAGGTTGATGTTAGTAGGCAAATGGATCATACATCACCTGATGATCCTGAAATAAAAAGATTAAATTCAATGGTAGGTTACACTGCATTAAATTTAAGCCAATTTCCATCTAAAGGTAAATTTTACAGAGATGATTTTGAAATTCATATTAGAGCTGCAAAAGTTGCAGAGATTAGATCATTCTCTACAGTAGATGAAAATAACTTAAAAGAAGTTGATGATGGTTTAAATAATATTGTACTTTCATGTACTAAGATTTTGTATGGTAATCAAAGAGGATCTTATAAAGATGTTTTAGAAGAAGATAGAATTTACTTAATTTTAGCAATTAGAGAATTAACATTTAAAACAGGTGAGCAAACATTAATGATGCCAGTTGGTAAGAAAGGTTGTAAACAAAGTAATTGTAAAGCTCAAGAATCGGTTGAATTAAGAACTGAAAATTTACAATTTAATAATGTTATAGATACTATTGAAAAATATTATGATCCTGCTGATAAATGTTACACTGTAGCAACTAAAAGTTATGGTGAAATTAAAATGGCACCACCTACTATCGGTGTTATGAGGGCGATTACTGATTATATCAGAGATAGAGAAGAGAAAAATCTTAGCTGGGATAAATCTACATTAGCTATCTTACCTTATCTACAAAGAGAGTGGAGAGGATGGAATGAAAAAGATATTTTTGCAAAGATTACATCTTTTCAAGGGTGGGATGCTACAAAATATACAATTGTATATAGATTAGCTGAAGATATGAAAGTTGGTGTTAAACCTGAAATGGGATTCCCATGTAAAAGCTGCGGTGAGGAGGTCACCGTTCCGCTCACGTTTCCCGGTGGCATCAAGGCTCTCTTCATTATTCCAGATATCTCTTCTGAACTTTTATAAAGTTAGAGTTTTACTATTAGAAAAGTTGCATCTCCAACCTACTGAGTTGGATTTGCTTCCTTTCTATGAATATGAATTTACTTTGGAAATCTATAATGATTTGTTGAAAGAGCGTAATAAGCAAGAACAACAAAATACTAAAGACACTCAAGATAAATACAATATGGATGGGTTAAAATCTCAGGCAAATAGAAATATGAGTCAATATAAGGCTCCTAAGATGCCTTCAATAAAAATGCCTAGACTATAAAATAAAATTCTAAATGGCCGCTGTAACCTTAGCGAATTTAATGGACCCTTTATCTAAGATAGAGGCCGCTGCTCAACAAACCAATGAAAAGTTAGATATGCTAATTGCAGTATCAACTGGTGGTAACGATGGTGGTGGATCAATGGCCATTATAAGTGAATTGCAAACTCAAACTCTATTGCTTCAACAAATAGCAGCAAGTTCTGCTGAAGAGGCAAACTATTCCAGTAGAAATTTAAGCAATTTTATTTTTACTCGTTTGCACAGAAAGAAACTATTATCAGCACTAGAAAAAAAGGAAGAAGGTGCTACAGGTGGCGGTGCTCCTGCAGGTGGCGGAGGTGGTAAACTAGCTGATTTAAAAGCATTAGGTATAGGATCTATTAAAACTGCAATGGGAATGATTCTTTGGGCAGTTGTACCTAAGAAAGGTGTAGAGAAATTTGCCGATTTTATTGAAACTACATTTACTAAATTAGCAGAACAAGATTCCAAAAAAGTTAAAGAAGGTATTGAGTCATTAGATATGATGGGTGGTGCAATATTTAAATTTGCAAAAAGTTTAGCATTAGCCACACCACTTTTATTAATTGGTGCATTAGGAATTCCTATTTTATATTTAACTACTATATTGGTTACTCCATTATTTCTTTTACTAGGAATGGCGGAAAAACAAATTAAAGGCGGTGCAGAATCTATGGCTGATATGGGTATGGGTTTAGTCAAGTTTGCAGCTGGCTTAGCACTCTTTGCTTTAGTATCTTATTTTGTTATGCAAGGTGGGCTTCCTCTAATGATGACTATGGCAGGATCTATAATATTAATAGGTGGTGCAGTAGCTCTTTTAGGTTTAGTTGATAAGCAAGTTAAGAAAGGATCTGTTGCTTTAGCTATGATGGGAATTGGTTTAGCAATATTTGGTTTAGGATATGCAGCCTATGCAGGATTAATTGCATTAACAAAACCAACATTAGGTGATATAGCATTACAAGCAGGTATATTGGTAGGGTTAGGAATAGCAACTGCTTTATTAGGATTCGCATTTTCTTATATTATACAAGGTGCACTTTCAATGGTTGCTATGGGTGTTGGTTTATTAGTCTTTGGATTAGGTTACATTCCATTTGCTCATGCTACTAAAGATACAACAATGGAAGATGTTGGTGTACAGGGCGCATTATTATTAATGTTAGGTTTAGAATTTGCAGCAGCAGGATTAGGTGCATTATTTATCATACCTGGAGCTCTTGCATTTGCAGCAATAGGTGGAGCTTTACTTTTATTAGCACCAGGATTAGCAGCTATTCAAAAAGTTGACTTTACTGAAGATGATGCTGTAAAATTAACAACCACATTAGCTGGTGTAAAAACAGCATTTATAGGGCCTCCTAAAGGTGGAGGAATAAAAGGAATATTTGCAAGTATAGGTGGTGCAATAAGTGGTGGAGCAGATGCTGTTGCTATGCTATCGGCTGCCGCAGGATTTGCAGCTGCAGGTAAAGCATTAAGTTTATTATCAGTAGGATTAAAAGATTATCAAAAATTAGATTGGACTGATGAAGAAAGTGTACAATTAGCTGGAGTTTTATCTGGTATTAGTACGGCCTTTGCACAGGCAGGTGGAGAAGCTGCAACCCCAACTGGTTTATTTGGAGCTGTATTTGGAAATGCATTTAGTCCTAATGCAACCAAGAAAGGTATAGATTCTGTAATGGGTGCAGGTAAAGCATTAACTAGTATAGCGGTAGGTTTAACAGAATTTCAAAAATTAGTAGATAGTCAAGTAGATTTTGATGTATTAGGAGAAGCAATATCTAAAACAGTTGGTTTTGTACAAGAAGCATTTGCTGCTGTAGCTGAGGAAGGTAATGTAGATGCAGGTGGATTCTTTGGATCATTATTTGGAATTAAAAAGAATAAAGTAGCGGAAGGATTAGAATCAGTCCAAGGTGCAGGTTCTTCTTTAAAAGATATTGCAATTGGTTTAACTGAATTTCAAAAATTAGTTGATGATAAAGTAGATTTTGATGCAGTTGGTGCAGCTATATCTAAATCAGTTGGTTTTGTACAAGAAGCATTTTCAGCCGTTGCAGATCAAGGTAATGTACAAGCTGGTGGTTTTTGGGGAAGCCTACTTGGTATTAAAAAGAATAAAGTAGCAGAAGGTGTTGAATCAGTACAAGGTGCAGGTGCTGAATTAAGAAATATTGCAGAAGCTCTATCTACATTTTCAGGTATTGAAGATCCTGAAGCTGTTGCTGAAAAAATTGGAGTAACTCTAGGTTTAGTTGGTTCTGCGTTTGCTTCTATTGGTGGAGCAGAAAACGAAGAAACTGATTCTTGGTTATTTTTTACCTGGGATGAAAATAAAATACAAAAAGGCATTGAAGCTGTTGATGGTGCAGGTGCTGCATTAAAAGATATCGCAGGAGGTCTTAAAG